GTGGATCCTGTTGTCCTGCTGCGCCTGACGGCGGGCGTGCTCGGGCTGGTTGAGCGGGCATCGGCGGGTGACCCGGAGGCGGCGGCCGAGGCGGAGCAGCTGGCGGCGATGGTCGGAGGCAACAGTGGATTGAGCTGATCGCGTTCGTGAAGGCGCAGCTGGACGATCTGGAGTGGACTGCCGAGGACCGGGGCGACAACGGGCAGTGCGACTACCTGGATGGCTTCCACTTTGCGCCCGAGGAGATGCGTCGGCTGATCGACTCTTTCCGCGCCACCCTGGCCGCGTACGAAGACGCGATCAACGGCGCGCTTGACTATGCCATGGTCGGCGCGCTTGAAAGCATCGTGCGTCACGCCGCCGCGATCTGGAATGACGAGGCGGACTACCGGCAGGAGTGGGCCCCCCAGCCGTAAATTTTTCTGTCGCGAGGCCAGAAGGCCTAGGCCTTCGCTCCAGGAGCGCGAAAAGATTTCCTGCGGCCCAGCGCGGCTTCCGCGATACGCTGACCGGGCGGACGCGCTCCGAGGACATTTCCGAACCTGGCCAGGCGGGCGCACCATCCGCAGTGCTAAGGCTCTCTGGGCCTGAACGGGGCGGCAGCCGTCCGGACGGGCGGTGGGCCGCCCCGAGTGCTGACCAGCCAATTTAACCTAGTTGGCCGAAGACTTAAATTTGGCCGTCGAGATTTAACCCTTATTCAACTTTCCTTTAAGACCGCAGGTCAGATGCCCAGCGCTGCGCGGGTCTGCGGCCCTGCGATCCCGTCGACGGTCAGGTGCCTGTCGTTCTGGTAGTCCCTGGTCGCCATGAGCGTGACCGGCCCGAACGCCCCGTCGATCGGTTCCAGGCCGCGTGCCCCGTACTCGCCGGAGTCGTGGAGCGCGCGCTGGAGGACGAGGACGGCGCCGCCGGTGTCGCCTTCGCGGAGCACGACCCCGGCCGGCCACACGGCGTTTACTGACGCGGGCGCGGCGAAGAAATCACCGGCGAGCACGGACATGTCGACCGGCGCGCCGGTGCCGGGATAGGTGTCGGTCCACTGGGTGCCGTCGGCCTGGAACGAGGCCTTGCAGGTGGCCGGGCCGCAGATGTGCTCGCCGGCCCCGTAGTGGGCGGTCAGCAGCCGCACGGAGGCGCGCTCCACGCCGAGCTGGCCGAGCTCGCCGAGCACCGAGGGCATGGTGTCGCGGGAGGCGTAGGCGACGGGCCGCTGCCCGATCTGGCCGTGGAGCCATGCGGCGCCGGAGGCGGGGGTGAGGTCGCCGGGCTCGATGTCGTCACCGGCCGCGATCTTCGCGCCGTGGGCTGCGGTCGCCCCGGTGACGGTGAGGATGACGAGCTGCGCCTGGGGGAAGCGGGCGCGGAGGGCGGCCTGGGTGGGCCAGTCGCCGTCGCCGTAGCCGAGGTAGGCCGTGTAGCCGGGCGGGAGATTTCCTACGGTGATGGAGTCGGGCATGGCGAGGGTCACGGCTGCCTCCTTGCGGCGTGAATCGTCGCGGCGTCGCTGTTGATGCCGTACAGCATTGTTCTCATGGTTGCCTCCTAGCAGCCCAGGCTCTTGTGCAGCGTCACGAACCGCTCATACCACTCGTAACTGGTTTCCCTGCTCGGGTTGGCGGCAGCGTCGGCCGGGCGCGGCACCGGGACCGCCGTCACCCCGTCCACCACGCCGCAGAACTTGCGTTGCGTGTCCGCCAGCGCCTGCCGCCAGTGCGCGTCATCCGCCGCGATCGCCTGATGCCAGCGGGCATTGTCGGTCTGCACCTGGTGCGAGTTCCAGAACAGGCTGGCCAGCGCCAGCGCGATCGCGATCGACGTCAGCACCACGTAAGCCCTCCGCTCCCTCATCGCGGCCCCCACTCGGCGACGGCGGCGAAAGCGACGCCGAAGACGGTGACGGCGAGGATTCCCCATGACCAGGCGCGGGAGCCGAGGGCCCGGACGACAGCAGCGTGAGCAGATGCGACAGCCCCGCCGGGGCCAGCAGGATCGCGCCGGTCGTAAGCGCCGTCGTAGACGGGTCGGTGCGCGTGCCCTGGACCAGGATCAGCCACACCCCCAGCCCCGTCGCGATCACGTCCCGCAGCAGCTTCCACGCGGTATCCGCCCACTTCACCGGCCCTCGCTCTCTGTCTTTTCCTGCTGCCGCATCTTCTTGTGCCGGTGCAGGTGCACGTGGCTGAAGGCGTTCGCCAGCAGCGGGATCGCCGTCAGCATCGTCGCGACCGCGATCAGCTTCCCCGTCGCGTTCCGCGGGGCCACATCCCCGTAGCCCGTGGTGGACGCTGTCGTGACCGCCCAGTAGACGCCGTTCAGCAGCCCCACATGCTGGGTGATGCCGAACGCCGCGCCGCCCGCGAGGATGCACGCGGCGGCGGCCGCCAGCGAGACGAGAGCGGCCTTCACATGCGCCTCGCATGGTGCTCGCGGTGTAGCTGATCGAGTACCGCGCCGTGCCGTTCACGTGGATGATCACGCAGGTCAGGGTGATGCTTGTGGCATTTCTTCCCGACGCCGCCCGCAACCTCATATGCGCCCCACCGCAGGCAGGACGGCTTCTCATGGCAGGTGTTGTGGTAGTACCAGAGCGTCACGGCGGGGAAGATCATGATGTACGCCGCGCCGCCGAATCCCGAGTGGAAGCCGTACCAGCCGCCGGACTCGTTCCGGCTGCCCAGCAGCACGAAGAACTCGTTCCGCACGTGCGGCCACCAGTCCGCGCAGGCGAGGACGATGCACGCGGCAGCGAGCATCGCCGGGATCCGCCAGCGCTTCATCGCTGCTCCTTCCGCCGGTCGAGCCGCTCCCCGAGCCGCACCCCGGACCACGTCCCGATGTAGTCAGCCGCCAGCGTCGCCGCGATCACGGCCGCCGACAGCGCCACGTCCCGCCCGACGAGCACCGTGGAGCCGATGATCATCAGCGACGTGATCCGGCAGGCGTCCTGCGCCACGTCGCACGCCGCCGCCCGGTGCGCCCGGTAGGAGGCCTCGGCCTGGACCATGAGCACGCCGAGCACGTCCTGGCAGACCATCGCGGCCGCCGAGACGGCGGGGAGCCACCAGCCGCTCACGCGATCCTCCGCGCCGACAGCGAGCTGCCCGCCCCCAGGATCGTCGAGTTCGCCCCGGTGCCGTTCGCCCAGTTCAGCCCAAACGTGCCGGCCGTGGCGCCCGTCCAGATCCTGCCCTGCAGCAACATCCCCCCGTTGGGGCTCGACTGGTTGCCTGCGCTCGGCGTCGCCGTCCACGCGTACCCGTAGGCACTCGACCCGGTGCCCGCCAGGTCGAACACCGCCGTGTACGCGCCGGCGATACCGGCCGGCGCCGTCCACCCGAACCCGAACCCGCCCGTCGACACCTCGTAGTTCAGCGCGGCCTCGATGTCGTAGGTGGCGTTCGCCGCCAGGGTCACCTGCAAGTCCGGGTCAACCGACTGCGTCGACGTCGACCGGGTCGTCGCCGACGTCTTCCACGCCTCCAGCGGCGCGAACGACTGCAGCACCGCCGCGCCGGGCAGCGCGCCCGCGTTGATCACCGGGTACTGCTGATTGGACGGCACCGGCTACCTCCTCACAGCGCGATCACCGCGGCCGGGTAGACGGTCACCGCGGCACCCGCGGCCTGGCTCTTGACGACGCCGTTCACGCTGCGCGTCACGGTCGCGGCCTGCGGTGAGCTCGCCCCGGTGATGTCCGTGACGGTGACCCGCTCGCCGGCGATCATCACGTCGAACGGGAAGTCGGCCGCCGACGTGGTCCACAGCGGGTAGCCCGCATCGGTGGCGAAGGACAGCGACGTCGCCGTGCTGCTGGCCGCGGACCCGAGTGCCGTGCCGTCCGTGGCGATATGCGACGTGCCCGCCTCGAACACCTGGTACGGCGATTCCGGGACCGCGTTCCATTCCGCCGTGTGATGGAGTCCGCCGAGTGCTTCCTTCATCCCCCACGCCAGCTGCTGAACCGGGTCGTACAGCACCAGGTCCGGCGCGTTCGCCATCTCCAGGAAGTCGCCGATGTCCGCGCTGAGCACCGGGTAGTACAGGCTGTTGTCCTGGATCTGCGGCCGGGCGAGGTTGACGGGGATCACCGGCCAGCGCGCCTCGTCGACCGTGCCCGTGTGCACCTTCCACCAGGCGAGGTCCGCCAGCTGACTGTCGAGCTCGACGTTGCAGTCGAGGGTGTCCGCGTAGTCGCCGACCCCCACTGGCGGCGGGCTGATGGACATCGCCGAGCCGTCGTTCAGCTGCGCCTGGTAGGTAGCGCCATCCGAGCCCGTGCCCGCGGTGCGGGTCAGCGACCAGTCGTTCCTCGTCAAGGCGTCGTCGTAGGTGGGGTCAAGGCCGGAGTCGTCGGCGCTGCCGTTCACCCCGCCGGGCTCGGACTGCGCGTAGTCCAGCGTCACCGCCACCGCCTGGTTGTACATGCTGGCCAGCGTCCGGTAGCCCAGCGCCAGGATCTGCCGCGGCTCGAAAATCTGCCCGGCGTCCGCGTCCTCGCAGGCCTGCAGCAAGTTGGACAGCGTGTCGATCGCCTGCGCGCCCATCGCCGCCGAACCGGACGGGGCGCCGATGATGCGCGCCTGGTAGCCGTTTTCGGCCGCCAGCCGCGCGAACCGCACCGCGGCGGGCTCCCCGGTCCATGCCGACAGCGCCCCGGTCGGAACCCCGTTCGGCGTCGTGTAGGAGAACAGGTCATACAGCTGCTGGTAGGCGGTCAGCACCGCGCAGTGCCCGATCGCCGTCGACGTCAGCGCCCCCGTCGGCGCGAACTGCACCCCCGTCACCTTGCCGACCGTGCCGCTGACGGTGCCGGACGCGCCGTCCGGCGTCGCGGCCCCGGGAGCCCAGCCGTCCACATGCCACGTGATATTGCCGCCGCCCGCGTCCTGCAGCGCGATCGAGATCAGGATCGGGTTCCCCGCGGCACCGAAGGCCACCGTCTCGTTGAACACGCCCGTGCCCGCCGAGTTGTAGCCGGTCACGTTCAGGCCGCCGCCGGACTCATAGAACAGTGCCAGCGTCGTGATCGTGCCCGTGGTGGACACCGCGCAGATAGCCGCGCCGTTCGCCTCTCCGCCGGACGGGATGTCCAGCAGGAAGAAGACCTGGTTGTCCGTCCAGCTGCCCGCGTAGGACACCGCGCCGGAGAACGAGGCCCCGTTCACTTCCGGCAGCGGCGCCGAGCACGCGAAGTCGCTGCTGTCGGCCAGGCTCGGCGACCCGGAGATCTGCATCGGCAGCCCGCCGATCCCCGACCCGAAGACGGTCGCGCCCGCGGCGTCTTCCATCGGCCAGTACGCCACCGGCGCCTTGCTCCCGGCCAGCAGCGTGATCGCCCGCTTCATCGGCGAGTCGAGCGGCGCGTTGCCCTGGGTGATGCGCCGCAGCACCCCGCCTGCCTGCGCCGCCACCGCCATGTCCGCGCCTGTCACGTCCCACTTCGGCGGCTGCGCGGACATCTCGCCGTGGAACCGGTAGTCCCTGCTGCTGATCGCCGCGGTGCCGTTCAGCGTCCACGTGTTGCCCTGCGCGTCGGCGAACGACGTGGCGCCCGCGGACTGGGCGGAGAAGACCGGGCCGGCTTCCAGCGTGCCGCCGATGCCGGAGTAGAGGCGGAACTCGCTCACGCCGCCGAGCAGGCTGGCGGGCGTCGCCCCGTTGTTGAACCAGGATTCGCTGAACGCGGAGTTGTAGCCGATCGTCACCGGCGCCGAGCCCGTCCCGCCGCCGAAGATGCTCGTCGAGCCGTAGACCTGCGCGGCGCCCAGCTGCGTCCACGTGCCGCCGAGCGACGTGCCCGTGTAGAAAGTGACCGTGCCCGTCGACACCTGCAGCGTCGCGCGCACCGCCGCCGTGCCGTACGGCAGCGGGATGCTCGACGTCGCCGACGCGATCGACGACCCGTCCGGCGTCCACACCAGGCCGATCGTGCCCGTGCTGTTCAGCACCAGCACCCACGACCGGTAGCTGCTCGCGCTGTTCCACTTCGACGCCAGCAGCGTGTTGCGCCAGTCGGACAGGTGCAGCTGCAGCTGGATGTCAATGTCGCCGGTGATCGACAGCCCGGTCGCCGGCGGGCACGAGACGTAGCTGACCGCGTCGTCCTCCAGGCGCAGGTAGTTGTTCTGCGCGGGGACGGAGAACCTCACGCCGGTGTTGCGGCCGAGCAGCCCGTAATAGGGCGAGACCGGGTTCTTCGGGCTGAACCTGCCGTCGCGGTTGTTCCACTCCCAGGTGCTCCTTCCCGGGTTCGCCTGGTCCGAGGATTCGTCCTGGCGGCCGCGGGTCAGCGTCACCGCGGGCTGCTGCCCTTCCCGCTGGTACACGTAGGTGCTGACGTCCGTCCAGAGGCCGCCGAGGTTCAGCTCGCAGTCCAGGTCAAGCGGCGAGGCCGGGAACGGCGCGGCGGCCGCCGCCTGGTACGCGCCGGCTGACAGCGGGACGGCCAGCGCGTCGCCGAAGAAATCCTGGCTGCCCGGGCTGATGCCGAAGCCCGCCAGGTCCAGGCCTGCGGCGGCCAGCGGCGACGCGGACGACAGCCGCAGCCCGTAGGCGGGCGCCAGGCTCCCCGGCGTGGTGACCGCGGGCTGCGTGAGCGGACTGGCCAGCTTCGGGTCAAGGTCCCATCCCAGCGCCTGGGTGCCGCTGGCCTCATTGCCCGTCGCGGCGCGCCACGCGGTCAGCGACGGGTAGGCCGTGCCGCCCCAGTCGATGGCGAACGTCCCGGCGGCGGCGTAGTAGTCGTTCCCGGCCAGGTACAGCTCGCTCGTGGTCCACGCCTGCGCGGCCGACACGACCGGGCCGCCGGACGCCCCGTAGAAGATGTTGTTGAGCACCTGGACGTTCTCGAGCGTGCCGTCGACGGGGAACGACAGGCACGGCGGCTGCACGGAGCCGTTCGGCTGGCTGACACACGTGTTGCCGTAGATCGCCAGGTTGCTCATGTTGCCGCCGGGGGTGATCTCCCCGTAGTACCCGGCGACGGCCAGCGGGTTCTGCCCGTTGCCCCACGTCAGGTTGTACCGCACGGTATTCGGCCCGGCGCCCCAGTAGGAGTCGGCGGCGCCGCCCCAGGCGAGGATGCCCGCGCCGCCGTTGCCGTAGCTGATGTTGTACTGCACGGTGCAGCCGGTGCAGTCGACGTCCAGGTCGAACCCGTCGCCGTCCGCGCCGGTCCCCGACCCGTTGCCGGACGAGACGCAGTTCTCGATCACCGAGTTGCGGCTGGCGTAGAACCAGCAGCCGACCGGCCCCTCATAGGTGTCGCCGTTGTCCAGGCCGTTGCCGCTGGTCACGCAGTACTCGATCACCGACGCGTCACAGTTCCCGAGGATGATCCCCGACCCGGTGAACACGCCGGTGATCAGCGACGAGCCCAGGTTGTCATTCGCCGTGCAGTTGCTCACGACCACGCTGCGGTGGTTATAGGCCGGGGCCGAGGGATTGAACGCGGTGTTGCTGTAGGTGCAGATCCCGGCGTAGACGTTCCCGCTCGCGTCGCAGCCGGAGACCGTGATCCCGTTCCAGCCGTCGGCGGGGCCCTGGCCGCCGAACAGGATCCCGTACTGCCAGCCGCCCGACGCCTGCACGTTCTGGACGGTGACCGCGGGCAGCGGGCCGGTGCCCGAGCAGAAGAACGAGATCCCGTCCCAGGCGCCGGAGTCAGTGCCCGGAATGGCCAGGTTCTCGATGGCGTAGCCGCCGACGTTGTAGCCGTAGACCGCATTGCCGGACGTGTTCGCGATCGTCGCTTCGCCGGTGCCGTAGGACCCGATAGTTATCGGCTGCGCCGCGGTGCCGGGCCACGTCAGCTCCAGAGTGGTGCCGGTCCACGCCTGACCGCCCTGGAACAGGACCGCGTCGCCCGGGTTCAGGCGCTGCGCGTTGACCCGGGCGATCGTCTGCCATGGCGCGGCGGCACTGGTGCCGTTGTTACTGTCGGAGCCGGATGGTGACACGTAGTAGACGGTCCCGGACGGCGCCGGGGAAGCCGGGGCAGCCGTCAGCGCCCGGGGCAGCCGCAGCTGCCGCGGGACGCGAGCCGGCACCGGGATCTGCATGTCAGTTCAGCGGGATGACCGTCAGCTGGTACAGCTGCGCGAAGTTGGACGCCGACGCGGTCCCGAACGTGCCCCACGCCTCCACGTAGTTGTCGACGGTCGTGTTCACCGCGACGTCGCTGACGTTGCCCAGCGCGTACACCGACGCCGCGGTGGTGGCCGCGTTCCCCGCCGCGCCGACCGTCAGCTTCCCGCCCACCGTCAGGTAGCCGCTGCTGCCCACCCCCTGCAAGGTGCAGTCGGCGTCCAGGTCGAACAGGGCACCCGACGCCCCCGACGGCATCGTGACCGCCCCGGTCGCCGCCAGCACCGTCCCGAAGCTGCCCTGCGTCGTGTCCAGCGACACCGCGAACGTGAACGTCGGCGTGCCGGTAGTGGACAGGAACCCCTTGGCGATGATCTTGAACGCCTGCCCGACACGGTCCTGCTCCCAGAACGACGGGAACAGCCTGCACGGCTCGCCGCCCGTCGCCGACGACGCCAGCGACATCAGCGCCCGGCTGCTGCTGTTGGACAGCAGCGCGCCCGACAGCGGCATCGAGTACAGCGCCTCCGCGTAGCCGCCCTTGGTCTGCCCTCTCACCTGCGATCTCCTTTCACGACCGGTACGCCACCTTCCGCATGAACATGTTCGGGTCACCGCCCTGCGCCCGGACCCCGTTCTTCAGCCACGTCCAGAACAGGCTGTCCAGCCCGTTCGCGCTGCTGCCCTGGATCTGCACCACGATCGGCTGCGGGCCGCCGCCCCCGGCCGCATAGGCGCCGTAGCCGCCGCGCGGGGCGAGCGCCCCGGCGACGTGGTTCATGGCGGAGGTGACGTCCGGCTTGCCGGCCAGGATGCCCGCCGCCATCATGCGGGGGATCGACCGGCCGGAGTTCATCGGATCCCCGGCGCCGGACAGCGGCCCCTTCTTCGCGGGCGAGAACGGCAGGAAGTTCTTGATCTCGCCGACGACGGAGCTCATCGTCGAGCCGACGTCGCCGATCATGTTGGTGATGCCGTGCAGCAGCCCCCGGATCACCGACTCCCCCGCGCTGACCAGCAGCGAGCCGAGGTCGCCGACCGCGTGCAGGATCCGGCCCGGCAGCCCTTCGAACCAGTGGACGATGTTGTCCAGGCCGGAGACCTCCCGGGACAGGAAATCGTCGAAGGTGCGCCGCACCCAGGCGATCAGGTCGCCGTACCAGCGGGCCGCGGTGCCCACCACGTCGTCGAACATGGACTCGAACCAGTGCAGCACGTCGCCCGCGAACCGGCCGATGTCGCCGAGCACGCCGGAGATGAACCGCTCCGCGTCCTTCTTGATGGTGTCCCAGTGCTTCGCGATCTCCAGGACCGCGACGGCGATCGGGCCGAGGAGGATCGCCAGCAGCAGCTCCCAGTGGGACTTCACGAAGTTCACCACCGTGGAGACCGCTTTCGACACGGCCCGGTAGACGTCGTCCCACGCTTCCTCGACGCCGTGGACGATCGACTTCCAGTGCGTGACGATCTCGTAGACGGCCAGCGCGACCGCGGCGACGACCAGGACGATCCCCGCGGTCATCAGAGCGTTCGCGGCGATCCACGCGCCGGCCGCTGACAGCGCCCCCGCGACGTTGGTAGCGACGACGACGGCGACCTTGGCGACGTTCGTGGCGACCCACACGGCCGCTGAAGCGATCATCTGGCCGGCCGCCACCGCCCACCGGGCCACTGCCTGTCCCGCCGCCACGGCGTAGGAGGCGGCCGCCTGCCCGGCCTTGACCGCCGACTGCGCCGCCCACTTCGCGCCTGAGGCGATCATCTGCCCGGCCGACGTCGCCCACGACCCCGACGACTCCGCGGCCGCCGTCTCGTTCGCCGCCGCCACCTCCGCGGCGTCTGCCTCCTGCTCCGCCGCCGCGGTGTCAGCCGCCGCGGCCGCCTCATCCGAGGCCGCCGCTTCTTCCTTTCCGGCGGTCTTCGCCTCGGCCGCCGCCTTCTTCGACGACGCCGCGGCCTTGTCGTTCGCGCCGGCCAGGGAGCTGATCTTCTTGATCGCCCCCTCGACGCCATCGGCGACCTGCTTCATGGCGTCTTTCATGCTGGTCAGCGCATGAACGGCCTTGGTGCCGACCGCCCCGGCGAGGACGCCGCCGACCACGACGGCGAACGCGATCGCCGCCGCCTTGTTGCCCGCGATGAAACTGAGCATGGACGACAGCGGGCCGAGGATCGCGTTGACCGCAGGCAGCAGGACCATCCCTAGCTGAGTCCCGGCCGCCTCAACCGCCTTCACGGTGCTGCCGAGTTTGAACGCAGTCGTGGCGCTCGCCGCCCCGAAGCCGGCAACCTTGCCGCTTGCTCCGTCCGCAGATGCCGAAATCGCTTTTACGTTCGCGTTGAATGTCGCCGCATGGCTGCCGGTCAGCATCAGCCCGACGTTCAGGCCGGTGGCGCCCCCCAGCATCTTCGACATGGCCGCGGCATAGGTCTGCGCCGCCGGGGTGCCGGAGGCGAGCAGCTGGTTGAACCCGTTGGCCTTCCCGGCCACGGACGCGAACTGCAGCCCCATTTCCCGGGCCTGCAGCCCGGAGCCCTTGAGCGCGTTGTTGAAGTCGGTGTAGCTGGCCTTCCCGTCCAGGTAGGACTTCGCGATCCCCTGAATCGACGGCGGCAGTTTCCCGAGCATCTCCTCCGCATCCGCCGCGGCGCTCTTGCTCTGGTTCATCGCGTTGGCGATGACGGTGCCGCTCGGCCCCATCTTCGCCAGGACCGCGTCCGACAGCTCGGAGATGGTACCGGTCAGGCCCTTCTTGCCGAGCTGGCTGGCGACGGTGGTCGAGTTGAGCCCGAACATGGACATCTCGTTCGTCGCCACGCTGGTCGGGTTGGCCAGCGACCGGATCGTGGAGGCGAGGTCCTGCGTGCCCTGGCGGGCCGAGATGCCCATCGACGTCATCGTGGCCAGCGCGCCGCCCACCTCGCTGTAGCTGATCTTGTTCGCTGCCGCGATCGGCAGCACGGCGCTCAGCGACCCGGCGAGGTCCTGGAACGTCATCTTGCCGCGGGAGACCGTGGCGAGCATCTGGTTCATCATCGATGTGGCGCTGACGGTCGCCTCGGCGCTGGTTTTGGTTTTCATGCCGTAGGCGTTGATCCCGGACGTCAGCGCATTCGTCACCTCAGACAGGTCGGCGCCCTCGGCCTGCGCGCCCTGCGCCGCTGCCTTCAGCACGCCCAGGCCGCCCGCGCCGGTGATCCCCGCGGAGCTGATCATGTACAGGCCCTGGGCCAGCTGCGACGTGCTCGTGTTGGTCGTCGACGACAGCGCCAGGATGCCCTGCTGCAGCATCCCCAGCTGGCTCGCCGACTCGCCCGCGGACGTGACCAGCGTGGTGGTCTGCTTCTGGAAGTCCATCGCCGACTTGACCGCCAGGCCCATGCCGACCGCGACGCCCAGGCCGGCCAGCTTCATCTTGGAGCCCATCCCGGCGAACGCGCCGCCTGACTCCTCCGCCTTGACCCCGGACGCGACCTGCTCATCGCCCGCGGTCTTCTCCATGGCCGCGACCTGCGCATCGGCGGCCGCCACCTCGCGTCGTGCCGCCGCCGCCTCCAGGGACGCCTGTGTCACCCGGACCTGCGCCGCCGCCAGCTCATCGGCCGACGCGACACCGGCTTCCTGCAGCTCCTCCAGCGACGCCGACGCGTCCCGCAGCTCCGCCTGCGCCGCCGTCAGCTTGTCCGACGCGGCGGCCGCCCCGGTCACCGCCTGCGCATACGAGCCCGCCATGTAGACGGACCGCTCCTGCGCGGCCGCGACCTTGTCCTGCGCGGCCGACACCAGGTCAGCCGCGGCCGCCGCGCGCTCCTCCGCCGCTGCCAGCTCGTCCTGCGCGGCGCCTAGCTGCTCGCCTGTCGACGCCGCGTCTTGCTGGATCGCCGCGATCTGCGCCTGCGCATCGGTCACCGCCTGCGCCGCCGCGGCCTCATCAGCCTGCGCCGCGGTCAGCTCCGCCGTCGCGTCGGTCAGCTCCTGGGTCTGGCCGACCGCGCCGTCGATGCCGGGGCCGGTATCGTTGGTCGCCTTGACCAGGATCTCGACAATGTTCTGGCCGGCCATTATCCGCTATTCACCTCCCTCCTTCCGCCAGCCCATGAGGTCCTCGATGTCCAGCTGCGCCAGCACATCGGCGTCCTGCCGGTACGCCTCCCGCGGCGTGCACCCGAACCGGTTGCAGATCCGCAGGATGACGGCGGCCTCTACGACGTCCCAGAGATCGAATCCGTGCTCGGCTGCGACATCAGCCCAGCGGCTGCCTCCAGCGGATCCGCCGCCGGCGTCGCCGGCCCGCTGGGCTCCGTAGGGACCGCGATGTTCGTCGCCCTCTGCATCCAGGCGAGGAAGATCTTGTATGCCTCGTCCATGTCCCAGTCGAGGAAGGCGTCGATGGTGACCGGCACCGGCACCGCGTTACCGTCCTCGTCCTCGTCCTCCAGCGTCCAGGACACGACCCGGCTGACGAACGGGGCGAACAGGTCGGCGGCCTGCTCTTCGGTCATGCTCTGGATATCGGCCTCGCCAAGGTCCGCGAACTTCCGCGTGACCTCCAGCGACTTGCGGACGCTCAGCGACCGCGCCCAGACCTCCAGGCCCGGGGTGTCCTCGAACGTGAAGTGCAGGACCTTCCGCTTGTAACCCACCGGTCAGGCCCAGGTCGGCACGTTGCCGTCGGCGAGCGTCCCGTCCGCCTGGAACGTGAGCGCACCGTCAGCCGCCCTGGCCATGTTGTACGCCGAGAACAGCAGGTTCGCCGTCATCACCGGCGTGCTGTCGTTCGACGTCGGGTACACCGACGCCGCCCGGTTGTTCGGCGACGTCGTGATGGTGGAGAACACGTAGTGCGACATGTCGGCCGCGAAGTTGCACACGCCCTTGAACGACTCCGTCAGGTCCCGCAGCAGCGCCAGCTTCTGGTGCGCGGACACGTCGACGCCGGTGACGTCCTGCAGCGCGACCGGCGTGGCCAGCGTGAAGTCGGTGATGTCATCGCTGATGGTGCGGCTGGTGCCGCCCGAGTCGGCGACGTCGATCGTGGCCCCGAGGCCGCTTGTCTTTGCCACTGGTCACCCTCTCTTTTTCTGCTCGGCCAGGCGGCCGACGTGCTCGGTGTAGTCCTCGGCCAGGAAGCCGAGGCTGGTGTGCTCGCGGAGAACCCGGCCGCGCCGCTGCACGACCAGCCGGCCCGGCCGGGTGCGGTGCTCGCTGAAGCACCGCTGCCCGGACTCGAAGCGGAACACGACGACGGTCGCGTCCGGCGCGTGCGCCAGCTCGCGGTACGCGCGCCCGGAGCGGCCGGAGCGGATCATCTCCGCCACCATCCGGCCGGCGTCGGTGCCCAGGTCGCAGACCGTGTCCCAGCCGTGGAACCACTGCAGGCACCCCACGTCCTCGCAGGCGGCCTTGACAGTGATGTCGTGCGGCATGTGGATGCGGTAGTTCCGGTTGTCCGACTGCCACAGCGGCGGCGGGAGCTTGCCGAATTGCAGCATCAGGCGCTCACCCCCTCGACGGTGCGCACCTCGGTAGCGCGGACCTCACAAGACGGCTTCTGGCACCGCGGGCAGGCGAACTGGATCCGGCTCTGCTTCTGCGGCAGGTACTCGCGGGCGCCGTACCAGACGACGCACCCGCAGCTGAGGTAAGCGACTATGACCTGCATTTACGGTTCCAAAGCTGCCTGATTGACGTCGGCCATCGCGGCGAAGGTCGCGGAGCTGAACGTGCCCGCGGTAATCATCCGCAGGTAGCGGTCCACCGTCCCGGTGACGGCCACCCGCTGCCAGGCGGGCGCGGCGGTCATCGCGGTGAACGCGGCCAGCGTCGACCAGGTCGAGTTGTCCGGCGCGTGCTGCACCGTCGCCGTCACGCTCGTCCCGGTGAACCCGGTCACCTGCAGGTAGGCCTGCGCGCCGTAGACGGTCTGCAGCGTCCACGTCCACGTCGGCGCCACCGAGTAGGTGATCGAGATCGTCTGGCCGGACGGAACCGTGTACGTGCCGTCGCCGGTGCCCGCCTCGACACCGTTGACGTAGACGGCCGACACGGTGCCGCCGCTGATGACCACCGACGCCGCGATCGGCGACGTGTTCGTGACCGGCGTCGTCGACGCGGGCACGGCGGGCGTGGTGAACCCGGCGCCCTGGTCGAGGCTGGAGCCGTCCGTAGCGGTCGTATCGGTGCGCAGGCCGGGCGTGAGCGCCACGCCCCACTCCAGGCCGTAGCCGTCGCCCTGGCCCTCCACCTTCATTGTCAGCGCGCCGTCAGCGGCCCGGTTCGGGTCGTAGTTCACCTGCCTGGCGACCAGGGCCGCCACGGGATTGCCAATGGCCTGCGGCGGCAGCAGGGCTTCCATCGCCGTGTCCGCGGTCGGCAGCGCGGACAGCACCGGGTGCGCGTTCGCCACATCCATGAACACGGTGAAGCCCATCGACCCGTCCCGCAACAGCGGCAGCCGCGAGTGCGCCAGCTGGGTGATGTCGGTGACGTCGCCGAGTGCCACGCCGCCGTTGATCTGGTCGATGGCCGACACGTCCCCCGATATGTCGTAGCCGCCCACCAGGAAGCGCGCGCCCAGGCCCGACTGCTTGCTCACCTACGCCACCTCCGGGAGCACGTCGTTGATCTCGATCGGCACCGTGATGCTCATCGTGCGGAATTCCTTGTCGGCGAAGTTCACGTAGCCAGGTGCCGCGGACAGGCCAGGCAGCCTGATATCCCGCACCGTCTCGCCGAGCGTGAAGCCGCCCGCGAACGCGGCCATCAGCGAGCACGCCGCCGCGAGGACCTGCGGGTCCACCTTGTCCAGCGGCCGCCTGGCCGCCAGCGACCAGACATGCACCATCAGCGTCACCTCGAGGGAGATCGAGGCCAGCCCGGACGACGTCGGCTTCACCGGGCCCAGCGCGATCGAGCACGCCAGCCCCGTCGTCGGCGGGCCCTCCGGGTCGTGCCCGATCGTGGCGTCGAAGATGTGCAGCTGCTTGGCCATCGACCGGATCGCGCTAAACAGCGCCTCAGCGTCGGCGGCCGTGAAGTTGCTGCCGCTCATGCCGCACCGCCCATCTCGGCGAGGTACTTCTGCAGTACCTCCCCGATGCGCGGGCCGGCCTGCCTGCGCAGCCGCAGCCTCGTCCGGCGGAACGAGTGGTATCCCTTGAAACCGGTCGACTGATTCCGCTTGCTGTCGCCTTCCAGCCACGGCCACGCGTACTGGCCCTCGCGGATGCCGCCCCGGATCACCCAGTTCGGCCCCTGCCCGACGATCTCCACGCCGCCCGCGGCCCGGCCGGTGCCGCCCCGCCCGGACTTGTCCATCCGCTGCGTGTCCAGCTTGATCCACGTCGCGCCGATCTCCGCCAGCTCGCGGGTTATCTCCGCGCAGAACCGGTCAGCCGCCTCCTGCGCGTGGCCGTCGAACAGCGGCCCGGACAGCGTGATGCGGGTCGTCGCCATCAGGCACGCCCCCCGGCAGCCATCGCGCAGCCATCGGGCGCACTGTGCGGCAGCCGCAGGCCGCAGCCTGGCACGTGCCCGGGCGCGGCCCTGCCGTCGCGCATCATCTCGCCGAGCAGCCCCGCCACCTGCTCCAGCTCCGGCCCGGCGACCCGCTGCACGTACACTTGCACGACATTGGCGGGGTCGACGTCGATGACGATCCGCGTGATCGTGTCCAGATCGCTGATGACCCCGGCCTCTTCGAGTGCCTTCGCGAACTGGACCGCCGGAAGCAAGCCGTTATACGCCACGGATGCGCCCCTTCCTGCCGTGCCTGGTCCTGGCCTCGCCCCACTTGTCGGCCAGGCCCGCGCCCGGCGCCGGCCGCTCGCCCTCACCGGACCCGACCGTCCGCGCGTACGCGCAGCCCTCCTGCATCAGCTGGTTCTCGACCTCGGCGATGGACACGTCGCGGATCAGCTGCGGCACCCGGTGCCGGTACACGTCCGCGCCGGAGCTGTAGGTGGACGCGGTGGTGCCGAGCAGGCCGCGCAGCACCGAAAACTCGCGCATCGCGTAGATTTCCGCGTCCGAGTGAGTGGCCAGCATCGTGCCGCCGTAGGCCCGCCGCACCGTCGCTATCGAGTTCACGATCTGCTCGACGAGCATCTGCTCCTGGTCCAGGACGATCACCTCACCCGCGTTGAGCGACCCGGACCCCGTCCACTGCAGCGCGATGTCGTTGTCCTCCGCCGTCGTCACCCCGGAACCCGTCTGCGCCAGCCCGGTATCAGCCGCCGACACGTCGGTGATCAGCACCCGCTCGCCCGTGTAGGGCTGGATAGCGCCTGCGTGCGGGTCGGAGCCGGGGAACGGGGCGTCGCCGCGGCCGTAGCCGAGCACGATCAGGTCACCCGGCGCGGCCGTCGACCCGTCCGACACGGTGACGGTCGTATCGTCGTCGCCGACGTCCGCCGCCAGCGTGCTGGCGTAGTCGGCGTCCGCCCCGTACCCCCACGTGCTGGTCAGCGCGATCGAGTACTGGGGGGTCTGCGCGTTCCCGCCGAACGCCGCGTTGCTCGAGCGGTCCAGTTCGATGCCCGGATAGCAGGGGATGCCCTTGCGCGGGTTGCTGTACTGCATCAAGAACACCTGGTCCAGCGGGATCGTCACCCCGCCGGTCACCAGCGCCGTCAGGCACACCAGGTCGTCGTCGTCCAGCCACAGCCGCCACGGGTCCGCGTACTGGCCGCCGCTGGTCCCGCCCTGATTCGGCCAGTCGTAATACCTGGTGTCATCGGACGGGTAGAAGACCCGCTTCATCTGGCCGTCGATGTTCTCCGCCGCGCTGATCGTCGCCCGGTCGATCGCCGAGTTCACGTCGATGCCGGGCGCGAAGTCCAGCGACCGCTGCGCCTCATACCGGTTGCTGTAGCCCGGGCGGTTGATGTAGATCGTCACCGGGCATCACCGGCCGCGCCCTCAGCCGACACCCTGAGGACTTCCAGCCCGGAGGCGTGCGCCACCGGCTCGCCGGTGCCGATCATGAACATCTCCGGCACGGTCCACGTGGCCCGCTCGCTGCCCGACGCCTCAAGGGTCAGGTGGTGGCGTCCCGTGAATCGCCGGTGGACCGCGCTGCATCCATCGCAGCCGGCATCGGCACAGGTGATGTCCTCGATGTCAGACGGCGTGCTCACCTGCCACTTGTCGGCATCGAACACGAGCGTGGTGCCGTCGGGGATGTGCGCGTCGCCGCTATCCGTGACGATGACCGTGATCTTCATGACCAGCTCACCGCCCACGCCTCGTCGATCCGGCACGGCCACGGCGACCAGAGGCCGCCCCACGACCACCAGCCGTCAGGCGTCGCCAGCACCGCATGCGGGCCGGGCCGGTCCACGCCTAGGATCAGGCCATGGACGGACGGACGATCGCCGACGAGGCCGCCGAGCGCCTGGAGTTGCGCGGCATCACCCCGGAACAGGTGCTCACCGATCCGTTCGCCGAGCTGGAGTTCTGCCAGGTCGTCACTCAGATCTGCGAAGACCTGCTCATCCAGCGGGGAGTGGACCCGGACACCGGCCAGCCCGGACCGGGCGGTAGCCGCTAGCGCCTCTCCGATCGTCACTCCCTCCTGCCGCGCGCCCGCCAGCGTCCACACCTGTCCAACCTCGTCCTCGTGCACCCGCTGGCCGACCAGCCGCAGCGACTGGGCTACCGCCTCGAACGCGCACACCGGCAGCACATCGCCGATCGCGAACGACCGCGGCTTCGCGTGCGCGGCGGGCTTCGCCACGGTCGTGACCGTCGTCGTGACCGTCGTTTTCGTCGTCACCGTGGACGTCGCCGTGCTGCGCTTGATCGTGGTCGTGTGCTTGGTCGTGGTCGTGTGCTTGCCCGTCGCCGAATGCTTGGCGCTGGAAGTCCACGTGGCCGCCTTCGCGCTCACCCGGCACGCCCCCTGCCGAGCCGCACCGGCGCAACCCAGTCGCGCGGGTACTGCCAGCCGCAGTACTTGCAGTACAGTTCCATGGTCGCGCCCGACGGCCGGTTCGGCGGCGGGCTGAGCGGCTCGCCGTCGTTCGGGCACGCGAGCGGCGGCCGCGACACGAACGCCTCGAACTCCTGATCGGACTGCTTCAGGACGCTGTCCAGGCCCCACCAGGACCCGGTCTGCTCGCTGATGGCGCCTCACCGCCCCTCAGCTGCCCGCCGCGGGCGGCGGCGTGCGCCGCGGCGGCCGCGACACCGCAGGTGCCACGGCAGGCTCAGGAGGTGCCTCCGGCTCCGGCGGCGCCGCGCCGTCCGTCTGTGCGGGCCCCGGGTCGGCATTCGGGTCGCTAAGGGGCTCCGGCGTGGCGTACTCGCCGGGCGGCAGCTGCTCAACCTGCTGCGGCGCCGGAGCGCCCTCCGGCGCCTCGTTGCCCACCGGCGGCGACATGGTGCCGTCGGCCGGGTGCTCGACGCCCTCCACCGGCACGCCGGTACCCGGGTGCACCTGCGCGCCGGCCGGCTCCCGGCGCGCGTCCGCCTCATACGACACCACGCCCTGCCTGTTGATCTTCGGCACCTGCTCCGCCTCCTCCACATGGTTCGTGCCGCGGCACTCCGGGCAGCACGGCGCGCCAGGCGCCCACTGCGCCCCGCACGCCGCGCACCGCCAGGCAGCCACCGTCAGGAACTCGCGCCCGTCAGCGGCAGCAGGTTCGCCGGGGTCCGCTGCACCGCCAGGTCGTGCACGATCGCCATCACCGTCGCCGTGCCCGACCCCGACGCCGTCAGCGACACGTAGTTCGCGCCCGCGGGCAGGTCGCTGGAGTCGACGTAGACCGTCGCCGACGACCCGGCCGCCACCGTGAACGTGTCCGCCGCCGCCTGCGTCTCCGTCGTCCAGCCGTCCGCGCCCGACTGCGACGCGTTCACGTACCACTGGGTGATCGTCGCCAGGACCGACGGCGACCCGGCCTCGCCCGACGCCGACTTCAGGGTGAACGTCTCGGTGTCCGTCGTCGCCGTCACCACGAACGTGACGCCTGCCGCGTTCTCCAGCGCGATCAGCGTGCCGCCCGCCACGGGAACGACGTCGAACAGGCGCCCGTGTCCCTCCATACCAGCCATGTGATGTTCTCCTAACTTGCCTTCGGGCCCAGCACCACGACCGGGCTCACCGTGCTGCTGTCACTGCTGTTCTCCGGGGTCACCGGTCCCGGAACGAAATACCGGCCATCCACGCGTGCCCGGAACCGGTAGTTAGTGACGTCCTGGACGAACCCGGAGCCGCGTCCGGAACGGTCCACCGTCAGCTCCATCCGGTCACCGATCAGGTAATTCCGGAAATCGGCCAGCGCGATATCCCCGGTGTCGCCGAGCGCCGGTGAATGGTCGGAAACGAACGCGGGCAGCCCGAGAATCGACGGGCCGGTGTCGTGGCCGTCGCCCAGGTTCAGCCACGGGGGCAGCGCCGCCGGGGCACCGGCCGTCGCCGCCGAGCCGCCCGGCACCAGGTACGCCTGCAGGACATCGGTCAGCACCGACTCCGACACCAGCCAGCCGATATCGGTGACGCCCGCCTGCAGCCCCGCCGCGAGCGCCGCCGGGTGAAGCGCGCTGGCCATGCCGGCGATGTCCGCCGACCCCACCGCGCCGGACGCGGCCCGGGCTACCGTCACCGCGCAGCCGGCGTTCAGCACTCCCTGAGGCTGTCCCGCCCCCGTGCCGCTGATGAAGTAGTCCTCCTCCGCCCAGCTGTAGCCGAGCGCCACCACGCGGGAGAAGAAGTCGCCGAGCGCCCCGGCCGCGTCGGAATCCAGCTCATCCGGCACCCCGACGAAGGCCGCCAGCTTGTTCGCCTCCAGCAGCACCCGGCCGAATGACGGGCTGGACGACGGGATCGACGCGTCATTCTCGGTGAACGCGAACGTGAGGCCGCCGAGCGCCTGGCTGCCGGAATCCTGGGTGGCATTGTCCAGGACAGGCACGCCGAGGCGCAGCGACCCCATCGGCAGCACCATCGCCCGCGGCCGGATGACCGCGGGCGTGACGTACGCCATCACCTGGGCGCGCAGCTGCTCGGGCACCAGGAAACCGCCCTCGGACGGGACGCGTTCCGTCCAGGCGTTCATGATGAACTGCCGCGCCGACGCGTCTTGCTGGTCGTAGACCGCCGCCAGGAACGCATGCCAGGACCGGGCCCACGGCTGGCCGTCCAGCCGCGCGCCCGGGGCGTCCGCCCTGTAATGCGGCGAGTCGCGCAGATTCATCTCCGGTCAGGAGCCCGTGGTGGTGTCGAGCAGGACGTACGGCGACAGGGTGTTCTCCGATTCGTTCGCCGGGGTGATCGCCGACTGCACCCACGGGCGGCCGTCGAGCCGCTCAATGACCCGGTAGGCGACCATGTCGTCCTGAAACTTGTACTCGGCAGAGCTGGCCACCTGCATTGCCTGCCGGTCGCCGACCAGGTACTTGGACAGGTCGTAGAGCCCGAGCGACCCGGCCTGCGTGGTGCTGCTGATCGACGGCACCTTTTCGGAGATGATCCCGGGACGGCCGAACAGGGTGAACGTCCGGCCGTCCTCGATGCCGCCCGGCGCGCCGTCGATCGCCGACATGCCCGGCAGGAACACCGGAGGCGCGATCGCCGTGCCGCCCGGTGCCACGTTCAGCTGCGCCAGCTGCGGGATCGTGTCCGGCGCGGCCAGCCACACCGATTTCTTCAGCGACCCGGGCCACATCCGGGAGAACACCGCCGCGATGTCCGCGAACACGATCTCGTGCGCGGTCGCCGACGACTGCGCCACCGTGACCGCCCCCGGCGCGTTGACCAGGCCGAGCGGCTGGTTGACGCCGTCGCCGGTGATGAACGCCAGGTCGCGGAAGAAAGCCAGTGCCTGCGGGAAGAACGTGTTGAACCACACGTCCATCGCCGTCACCGAGTCCTGCAGCAGCTCATTCGGGATCTCGGTGTAGGCGGTGAGCTTGTTCGCGATCAGGACGAGGCGGGAAAACGACGGCGCCGACGTGCTCAGCGCCGCGCCCTCAGCCGTCCACGCGGCGGAAACGCCGCCGAAGACGCTGCCCACGTGGGTCGTGTCGTCGATCGTGGGCAGCGGCACCCGCAGGCTGTCCATCGGGATCGTGGTCGCCTGCCCGCTGACCACCGACTCCTCAAGCGTCAGCGCCAGGATCGTCGACCTGAGCGTCTCCGGGACGAGAAAGCCGCCCTCGGCGGGAATCCGCTCGGACATGCCCGCATTCCGGATCTGCAGCGTGTTCGCGATCTTCGCCTTGAGCGCCAGCAGCCTGGCGGCAAGCTCGCTGTTGCCGTCCCTGGCCGCGACCGCCTCCCCCTTCAGGGTCGCCCAGATGAACTCGCGCAGGCTGTCGCCGTACTCGGCGTCCTCCAGCTCGGCGCCCATCGCCGTCGCGCTGAACAGGTGATGCTGCTCGAACACCGCCGCCGCGTTCCGCAGCCGCGACCTCGACAGCGCCTGCTGCCTCTTCTGGCCGCCGAACGCCGCAGCCGCGCCCGGATGCCAGCCCTCTGGCGGCCGCGCGCCGAACCGGTCGGCCTGGTCGCGCATGAAACCCTGCAGGCCCGCCTGGACCTGCTCGTCAAACTGCTTCCGCAGGTCCCCGCCGTCCGCAGTGCCGGCGAACTTCTCGACGTAGTTCCTGACCAGGCCGGGGAACGAGCCGTCCTCAAGCACCGCCTTCAGCCGGGGCTTGTCATGGAACAGCTCTTCGAGCTCGTCTGGGGCCTGCGGGGTGGCCGCTGGGGTTGTCACGTGAATGCCTCCTTCAAGGCGTTGCCGAGCTTCTCCAGGTCCACCCCGGAGGTCAGGTTCATGTGCTGGCTGTTGTCCGCGTCCTCATCGCCGTGGCCGGCGTCCTTGAGGTGGGCGCGCAGGTGCGCCTCGACGCCCGCGCGGTCGCCGCCGGGGATGTCCGCGCCGGACAGCCTGGCCAGCCCGTTGTTGCAGGCGTTCACGTTCGCCGGGGCGCCCTTGGTCTTGTGGTGCGGGAACTTGTAGTTGCCCTTCTGGTCATCGGCGTCGTCATCGCCCTCGCGGTGCGGGGCAGACGCCGCCTCATCGGATTCCCAGGCGTGGCAGTACTCCAGGACCGTGTCGTCGTTCGGCATCGCCGCCACCGCGGCCGGGCCGTCCCACGCCTCATCGACCGTCGCCGTGTGATGGACCGGGAGCGCCTTGTCGGCCAGCGGCATCGACTCGATGCCCAGCACCCGCCGCCGCGCGCGGTCTCCCGTGGCGCCGTCGTCCTGACCGTCCTCGTCCGCGCCGTCGTCATCGCCGCTGTCCGGCGAGTAGGTGCCGGAGCCGCCGCAGCCGGGGCACTTCATGCCGTTCTTGCCGGTGCCCGGGTGCTTCAGCCGCCCGCTGCCGCCGCACGTCTTGCACGGCGCCCCGCCGCCCTCGCCGTCCGCGGCGCGCACCCAGGACGGGACGCGCGCGAACATCGACAGGTCAAACGACGCGGCCGTACCCTCCGGCGCCGGGCGCTCCAGCAGCCGGTCAGCCAGGCCGGCCTCGACGGCCTCGGCCGCCTTGTACCAGGTCTCCGCCTGCATCGCATCCCGCCAGCCGGGCGCGGGCTTGCCGGTGTGCGCCGCGTAGATGTCGGCCAGGTTCCCCGACACCTGGTCGAGCAGGTCCGCGACCTCCCGCATGTCCGCCGCGTTGCCGATGCAGATCCCCGACGCGTCGTGGATCATCAGCATCGACCCCGGGCTGACGACGCGCTCCTTGCCCGCCTGGGCGATGAAGCTCGCCGCGGACGCCGCCAGGCCGTCCACGACCGTCGTGACCGGGCCCGGGCGCTGCGCGATCGCGTTGTAGATCGCGATCGCGTCGAAAACGTCGCCGCCCGGGCTGTTGATGTGCACGTGCAGCTCGCGGGACGCAGGGAGCGCGGCGAGCTGCGCCACGAAGTCGCCGGCCGACACGCCGTCGCTGAACCACGAGCCGCCGATCTCGTCGTACACGTCGACCCGGGCCGGGCCGTCGCCGTCGTCGAGGTTGACGATCCGGTACCAGGGGCGTCCTTGCGCCGCAGGACGTCCCGCGAGGGCCTTCAGCCGCCGGATCTGCTCGGCACGGTTCATCATCGGGCCGCTCCAACCGCGTTCCAGGCGGCCAGCCGCCGCCGCAGGTCATCCATCCGCGCCGACGGGCCGTCACCGCGGCCTGCGCCGCCCCCGGCCGACGGCGTGAACTGGTGCTCGTGCATGGTTTCCCAGTCGCCGTGATCGGCATCGACCGTGCCGATCCACGCCCGCGGCGCCTCACCGAGCTCCGCTTCCGCTAGGTACCGGTGATGACCGTCGATCAGCTTCAAAAGCGGGTCACCCGGCGTCTTGACCAGCAGCAGCGGCTTGAGTTTCTTGCCCTTCCGGCGCCGCGCCACGAACTCGGCGACGTGACCGGGGTCGGCGCCGTCCATCCACTGCAGGTCCGGCTCGATGTGCTCCAGCGGCACCCGCACCGGCCCTGTCCAGGTGGCGTGATGCATCCACGCCATCGCGCTCGCCGGATAGTCCTCCGCGACCTGCTCGAACACCTTCGCGGCCGCGTTCTTGTCCATCACCTGAGGCGCGCCGCCGCCCGCGGGAAGCGCCCGGCGGGGCGCCATGACGCCCAGCGCGCGGGCGTCCATGTCCGCCCACAGCGGCGACCCCCACCCGGCCGCGGACCGCAGCGCCCCCTGCGCGGCCGCCGGGGCGGCAGGAGCCGCATCAGTGGCGGCGGGCGCGGCCAGCGGAGCCGTCCACCGCGGCGGCAGCGCCGGCTGGCTGCTCAGCGTCAAAGCCACCTTCATGTCCGGCAGCCCCACCGCCGCCAAGACGTCGTGCTGGTCATAGCCCGCCGTCACGAACGCCAGCGCCGCGTTCGCCTTCGCCGTCAGCTCCAGCGCGTCCGCTTCCCGGTTCTCGACGCGCGGGTAGATGAAGTCGAACTCCACGTCCTGCGCGGTCTTCCCGAACAGCGGCAGGAACTGGGTGTTGAGGACGTTCCGCCACCGCTTCAGGCGCGGCTCAACCTTCCACGAGGCGAAAACCTCCTGCCCCGTCTGCGCGTTCGCCCGGTTCACGTCATCCGACACGCCGGTCATGACTTTCGCCATGCCGAGCGCCTCCCGGATGATGTCCCGCATCGTCTCGCGGAGCTTCGCGAAATCCATGTCCTTAACTGAGGACTTGTCGTTCGGCACCCACGTGACGCCCGCCTCGAGGACCGCGATCCGGTGCGCCCGCGCGACCCCCCGGTGCGTCTCCCGCCACTGGGACACGATCCGGTTGAACTCGCCTTCCTCGAACGAGTGGTCCAGCTGGATCACGCCGCCCGGCTCCGCGGAGTTGACGAAGAAGTTCCGGTTCCACTGGCCGGCGTAGTCGGCCGCCTCGATGTCGGTCAGCACCGACTGGACCGGGCCGCAGCCGCCGTACAGGTCCTCCGGGTCGCTGAACCGGTTGAAAATGACCTCGGTCGGCAGCAGCGGCACCTGCTCACGGCCGTCCGGTGAGGTGTAGATCCAGCCGGCGAGGAACTTGTTGCGGTCCGGGACCGGCGTCATCCGGTCCGGGCGCACCGGCCACAGCCCCAGCGGGATCTTCGACGCGCCCTCCGCGAAGTCCACGACCCAGTGGCACTTCCCGGTCTGCGTCATCCAGATGTCCGACAGCTCGAACAGCATGAACCGGTCGAAAATGGGCTTCCTGATGCCGTCCACGACCACGCTGGCGGGCATCTCCAGCACGTTCAGCGCCGCGTGCACCGTCACCTGCTTGCGCTGGTCGCTGCCCCGGTCCGACGTCGTGTACCGCTGCTGCGGGCCCGGCTTGCGGAACAGCACCCAGTCCTGCTCCGCCACCGACTCCGCGATCAGCCCCACATTCGAGCGGACCGTGCCGTTCGTCTTGTAGGTGCGGATCAGCGCCAAGTCCGGGTTCGCGCCCGCCGTCATCCCCGGGGCAATCATCATCCCGCCGCCCATCGGCACCGGCGCGCTGCCCTGGGCGGCGTTCCGCGGGCCCAGCATCATGCCCAGCAGCGAGCCCATCAGGGTATCTCCGTGTCCAGCGGCACCGCGCCGGGCGGATAGGCGCTCTCCGGCAACGGCGGAAGCGGCACGCCCGGCCATGCCATCCGGGGCTGCGCTTCCAGGTCTTCGCGCATCCTGCGCAGGCGCGGCGATGGGTCGAGAGACAGGTAACCGAAGCCTTGGAGGATGCGCCGCAGCACGGTCAGCCCCGGATCTTCAGCTCGGCGACCAGCACGGCGACCCCGGTCCCCAGCCATCCCCAGAAATCGCCTTCATGCCACATCGCGGTGACCATGAAACCCAGCGCCGTCAGCGTCCCCGTGTGATCGGTGATGAACGCCGCCGCCCTGCTCGGCTTGCCGCCGCGGCCGGCGCGCGCCCTCAGCGCCAGCGCCACCTTGCCCAGCAGCGACTTGCCCGTCAGCTGCTGCGGGGCGGCCGACAGCGCCATGTCAGGCGTTCCCGGGAAAGATCACGCGACCAGGTTAATCTAACGATGGATGCAAACTCAATCTAACTATCGTTAGACACGCCAGGTGGTGACGATGGCCCCGCTGCGCGACGCGAGCGAGCTGCTCTACCCCGCCGTCTACGCCACCGTCATGTCCCTCGGCATCGACCTCGGACCGGACAACGCGGGCGGCAAGGACAGCGGCATGGCCAAGCTCGCCCTGCGCCTCGCCCGCGTCATCGACCAGGCGCCCGACGGCAAAGCGCAGGCATCCGCGCTCTGGCACCTCGGCGCCGAGCTCCACAAGGTCCTCGAATCACTCGGCGCATCCCCCGCCGCCCGCGCCGCCATCAAGCGCGGCGCCAGGGACAGCGACGGCAAGGGCAAGCCCAAGACCCAGCTCGACATCATGCGCGAGAACCGCGCCCGCAGAACCCGTGCCTAAAAAGCTCCTCGGATCCACGAGGCCACGGCTGTACACCCCCGAGCTCCGCCGGCTCGACCGGCGCACCTCCCTCGGATACGAGGCCGCCGACTTCGCCGAGCAGGTCATCGGCGTCCCGCTGCTGCCCTGGCAGCGGTGGGCCGCCATCCACGCCATGGAACTCCTGCCCGACGGCAGCTTCCGGTTCAGGAAAGTCCTCATCATCGTCGCCAGGCAGAACGGCAAATCCCACCTGAAACGGGCCGTCAGCCTCTGGCGCATGTACATGGAACCCAAAACCCAGGTCTACGGCGTCGCCCAGGAAGTAAAACTCGCCCGCAAGCAGTGGAACTTCTGCCAGGAAGCCATCCACGACTCCCCCCAGCTCGAGGCCGAATGGGGCGACGTCCGCAACGTCAACGGCGACGAGTACTTCTGGCTCGCCAACAACTCCCTCTACGCCATCGGCGCCGCCAGCCGCAAATCCGGCCGCGGCAGCAGCAACGACGAAGTCAACATCGACGAACTCCGCGAGCAGCGCAGCTGGGCAGCCTGGGCAGCCCTCTCCAAGACCATCAACGCCCGCCCCAACCCCCAGATCTGGTGCATGAGCAACGCCGGCGACGACCAGTCCGTCGTCCTCAACCAGCTCCAGGACGCCGGGCACGCCGGCCGCGACGAATCCCTCTGCGTCCTCGAATGGTCCGCCCCCGACGGCTGCGAACTCGACGACTGGACCGCCATCCGCCAGGCCAACCCCGGCCTCGGCTACATCATCAGCGCAGCAGCCATCCGCAGCGACCTCGCCAGCGACCCCCCCGAAATCTCCCGCACCGAAATCCTCTGCCAGCGCGTCCCCAACCTCAACGCCGCCATCGACCCCCAACGGTGGGACGCCTGCGCCGACGCCATGGGCACCCTCGCGCACTCCCGCGGCCGCATCGCCGCCGTCTTCGACGTCGCACCCGACGGCCAGCACGCCACCCTGGCGGTCGCCGCCCGGCTCGCCGACGGCCGCGTGCGAGCCGAGATCGCCGCCGCGTGGAAGAGCACCGAGGAAGCACGCGCCGAGCTGCCCGCGAAACTCGCCGAGATCAGGCCCGCGGCGTTCGGATGGTTCCCCGGCGGCCCGTCAGCAGGCATGGCCACCACCCTCCGGCCCCTGGCCATCAGGTACAACCGCCACCTGCACACCGTCAAGCGGCGTCCGGGCGACCCTCCGCCGCCGCCAGAAGACGGCACCATCACCGGAGCGCGCGCCAGCGAGGTCTGCCAGGAACTCGCCGACCTCGTCAAAGCCCTCCGCGTCGTGCACCCCGCCGACCCGCTCCTCGACGCCCACATCCGCGGCGCATCCAAGCTGTACACCGGCGACGGATGGAGATTCACCCGCAAGGGCGAAGGGCACGTCGACGCCGCCTACGCAGCGGCGGGAGCCGTGTCGCTCGCGCTGACCATCCCCGAACCGCGCCGCGGCGGAATCAGGGGATTCGCCGCCTGAAATAGCGAAAGTGCGCCCCAGTGAGACGCGCCCTCGCCTGCTCTGCCAATTGAGCTACGGTCACCATCCGGACCAGTCCCGGCGTCACGCAGCGTGACCAAAACAGCGATGGTGACCATCCGGGGAGGGAAAAATGGAGCCGTGCGACTCTGATGCGCCCCCTTCTGCTGGACATTTTCTGTTTATCTGCCCGATAGGCCACGTCGCATTATCGCAGGTCAGCGTGGCACTGTTACGCAGATGAGCCGGAGCCGCACGAACTCAGCCTCGTCCTCAAGGCACGTGATCTCGAACGGCTCGTCTTCTGTGCCGATGTCCTGCAGGTAGACGATCGTGCGTTCGCCGGGGTCGTCGGCGAGGGTGTGGCCGTGGTCTGCTGCGATGCTCTGGCAGGCGTCGCGGAGCGTGGTCCATAGGAAGTCGCGGACCTGCTCGTCGTGCCACATCTCGAGGTTCACTTCGTTCATCGCGACGACGCGTTCGCCCATGGTCTCCAGTCCTGGTCGTAGTCCGGGTGGCTGGCCTCGGTCTCGCCTAGTCGTGCGGTGATGAACGCGGCCAGGTCTCTGCTCGCAGCGTGGCCTCGCGGGCGATGCGCGCTGTCTCCAGCGGCGGCCTGGCGGTGATCATCGCTTGCAGGAAGTCCTCTGGTACGCCCGCGTCGCGGATGAGGTGGTCGGCGGTCTCGGCGAGGTAGGCCGATGTGAGATCGCCGTTGGGCGGTTTCAGTTCGGTGAGGACGTCGGCGGCGTCGCGGAGGATCATGAACTGGGTGATCTTTCGGGCGAGGCCGGGGTTGAGCTCGAGCAGCCGCTGCATGAAAGTGGCGTCGCTCACCGCCTGCGCTCTTCCTGCTCGCCGAGCCCGATCCTGATGGCGAACCGGTTGAGCGCGTCGAGGATGCGGTACAGGCCGAGCGGCCTGGCGATCTCGTCGAGCAGCTTCAGGCTGAGCGCACGGAACTCGGCGCATTCCTCGGCGAGCGTCTTCCCGCTCACCGTGTCGTCCTGCGCCTGCGACCGCCGACTGGTGCTGACACGGACGTCCATCCGCGGCGTCCGGTCCTGGTTCCGGCTGTGGCCCAGACGCGGCCTTTGCCGGTGGCGGGTGCGGACAGGCGGAGGCGGATCGGGCCGAGCTTTACTGATTCACTGATCCTGAGTGCCATCGGGGTTTCCCTTCGCTAGATGGTGCAGGCGCTTCTCGGCTTCCGATAGCCGTTGCACGGCCTGCTTGTGCAGGACTTCCAGTTCCTCTATGCGCCTGCGGCGGTCATCGGCCTCGCGGCGCAGTGACGCGACGGCTAGCTGTGCGTCGAGTAGCGCCTGCTGTTTCCGCTCGGCATGCTCGGTGATCAGCTCCGCGAGCGGAACGCCGAGGATTCCGGCGATCTGCACGGCCTGGCCGATCGTCACCGGCTGGTCGCCGATCTCGATCTTGCCGATCGTGCTCCGGTGGATCTTGCTCCCGGCGCGCGCCATGAGGTCGGCTAGCCGCTGCTGGGTCATGCCGGCCTGCCGCCGGACCTCGCGCAAGCGCCGGGCGAAAGTCGCGTTCAGGAGAACTGTAGTGTCCTGCACGGGAACCAGCATACGCGCCCCGGATTGTTGCAGAGCGGCTTTACCAGACGGTTCTCGGCCGTGGCGCGGGGTCCTGCGTGCTGCCGCGCCCGCGCTGCCGGTACCCGCCGCCCTCCTGCGCGGTCTTCTGCTCGTGACACTGGCACGTACCTGGCCCCTTGCAGAGCATGCGCAGGTTGTCCGGGTGGTGCGACCCTCCCTGCGAGCGCGGGATGATGTGGTCGCATTCGAGCTTCGCGTGGCGGTGGTGGCAGCCTTCGCACACGCCGTTGGCGCGGCGGCGGGCGATCTCGCGGTTCCGCCTGTAGTCGGGGCCGTAGTTGCGGGCGTCAGCCTGCCGGTCAGCGCGGGTTTTCTTCCAGGTCACCTAGTCTGGCCACCTGCACACCCAGGAGCGCCTGCTGATCCCGAGCGCTTCGGGTACCGGCTCGCCAGTGACCCGGTAGACGACCTGGCGGTTGACTCCGGCGATCCGCAGCACCGATCCCTGGATCGTGCCGATGCCGCCAGTCCCGCCCAGCTCTAGTGACACTCCTGGGTCATCGCCACGGAAGGCGGCGAGCACGGATTCTTCGTCGAGCACGACGCAGGGGTGGGCTCTGTCGACGTGCAGCCTGCCGTCGCTGTCCCATTCCAGGATGAGCATGCCGTTGAACTCGCTGCTCACGCTCACCGTAGTTTCGCTTTCCACATTTCGGCGGCGGACTCGTGCATGCCGACGGCGAGGATGACGTCGACGCCTTCGGTGTACAGCAGCCAGGTGCGGACCTTGCCGGCGTCGTCGAGGCCGCGGACGACGGCGACGGCGGTGAGCGGGGTCATGAGGCCGGGCGGCTCGGCGGCGACGGCCAGCCCGGCTATCTCGGTGCTCACAGCGGCACCCCGTGCTTCCGCTCGTACCGTCGCCGCTCGGCGTTCTTGCGGTGCCGGTAGGTGAAGGCGGGCAGCCAGTCGAGCCGGCAGCTCACGCCGTCCTTGCACACGCGCTCCCAGAGACGACCGGAGCGCTTTTCCAGCCACCACCACATTTCGACTCGCCAGCCGAGCCAGGTGCTCACGGCTGCCTCAGCAGACGGTCGGGCGAGCGCGACGGCCTGGGCGTTCTGCTCACGCACGGCGTCGCGGAACTCGCCCGGCACGGCCGTGGTGACCGTGCCGGGCGTCTCCGCCGCGCTTGCGCTCACTGGCCTGCCGGGGCTGCCTGCGTGACCGCCTGCGCCGGGTCCGGCTGCGCGTACAGGCCGAGCACGGTCTTCAGCCCTTGCGCCACGCCGGTGATGGTGCCGGGCGGGATGCCGACCGCGGTGGCGAGGCCGCTGAGGTCGTTGAGGACGTCGGCGGTCTCCGGGTTGGCGAGGACGGTGGTGACCTTGGTCAGGGCGTCCTCGTCGAGGCCCTGGAGCTTGGCCTTGACGTCGGCGAAGTCCTTGTCGAGCGTGTCGAACAGTGACATGGGTTCCTCCTGGGTTGCTGTGTCCACGGTAGCCGGGTGGACGTCCGGGGCTTGTGAGGTCAGCTGCCGTATGGCGGCCTGGCGGTGGTGGCCGGGGCGTTCGAACCAGCCGGTGACGGCGTGCCCGGCTTCTTCAGCTGCGTGTTCGGCGCTGCCCCAGACGGCATGGGCGGCTTCGCGGGCGATGTTGACCATGGTCTAGTCCTCCGGTCCCGTGCTGAGTCTGATCTTGGTCCAGTTGTTGGAGGTCGAGGACGGTGCTCAGCAGCCAGTCGGCATGCGCCTCGGTGTAGGGCCCGAATACGCCGTCGATGGTGCCGCTGTCGTGGTAGCCCTTGACGAGCACCCAGCGGGCGGCCGGCCAGACGGGCTCAGGCGAGCCGGTCGTGAGGATGCGGTAGATCGCGGCAGCCCTGGCGTCGATCGCCGTGAGCGTGGCGAGCACCGTCTCGGCGTCCCCGGGCCGCACCAGGGCGTCCGGGCGCAGGGTGACGCGGGCGTGCTCGCAGGCATGGACGAGCGTTTCCTCGCCGACGTGGATGCTGTCGATCTCCACCCTGAGCGGCTCGTGCGGCTCTGTGCTCACGTTGCGTTCCTGGTCGTGCGCCTGCGCGGCGCGGTAGCTGGCTTGGCGCGCAGGGCGGCCGGGGCCTGGTCCGCCGGGATCTCAGGTGCCGGGACCGACGCGAACAGCGACAGGACGCGGGCGCT